TTAAGCATATCCTTAAAGCTTCTAAAGTAAACTTAAGTAACTATTGGAGTGAAAACTTATGGCAGTATTAACTGGCAAAGCCGCATTTGTTAACCTAACTGAAACTGAGCAATATCAAGGTCAGGATACAGGTCGCTATACGCTGACTGTAACCCTAGACGCTGATTCTGCACAGATGTTGTCTCAACAAGGTGTCAAGCTACGAGACTACGAAGGCATAGCCCAACGTAAGTTTAGCAGCAAGTACCCTGTCAAGGTCATTGATGCAGAGGATAACCCTTTCATTGGCCCAATAACCAGAGGTTCTACAATACGTCTAAGCTACAAGACAGGCCCAGCACACCCAGTACACGGTACACCAACGTACCTAAATGCTGTACGTGTTGTTGAGCTTGCCGACGATGCGAGCATAGATGACGAGCTTTAAGGATTCACAGTTCGTCAAGCACGAATCTTGTCCAAGGTGTCAGTCTTCTGATGCTTTGGCAAGGTACTCTGACGGTCACGCCCACTGCTTTGCGGTGGGTTGTGGCTACCGTGAGTCAAGTAAAGGTGAAGTTATGACGGAAGCAGCACCAGCGGTAACTATTAAGCGGCCCCTAGAGGTTGCCGGAGTAGTCGCTGACATACCTGACAGGCGTATATCCGCCAAGACTTGTCGCAAGTTTAACGTCACAGTTGAATACTCTAGCGACGGCAGCATAAGCAAGCACCACTACCCTTACTACTCTACTGACACTGATGATGTCAAAGGTAGCAAGGTCAGGCTGGTGCAAAACAAAAACTTCTTTGCAACGGGTACTCTACAGGGTACAGGCTTGTTTGGTCAGCAAACATGTAGGGGCAAAGGTAAATTCATAACCATCACTGAAGGCGAGTTGGACGCTCTGTCCGTAAGTGAGATATTTGAAAACAAGTGGGACGTAGTGTCTCTACGCTCTGGTGCGTCATCCGCAGCCAAAGAAATTAAAGAGCAACTAGAATGGCTTGAGGGCTATGAGAATGTTGTACTTTGCTTTGATGGGGACAAGGCAGGACAAGCCGCCATTGATGAAGTTAAGGACGTATTCAGCCCCGGCAAGCTAAAGATATGTAAGCTGCCCCTGAAGGACGCCAGTGACATGCTTCAGAGCGGAAAGGTGCGTGAGTTTGTCTCTGCATGGTGGGATGCCAAACCGTATCAGCCTGATGGTATTGTATCGGGTAATGATACATGGGAAGCCATTACAGGCAAGATGAAGGTTAAGTCTATACCGTACCCTTGGCAGGGACTAAACGACATGACCAAAGGTTTCAGACCATACGAGCTAGTGACCATCACCAGTGGTTCAGGAATGGGCAAGTCACAGATGATTAGGGAATTAGAATACTACTTCCTTAACGCTACTGAGGACAACATTGGAATCTTGGCCTTAGAGGAAGACGTAGCAAGGACTGCTCTGGGCATTATGTCGGTAGCCGCTGACTGTCCATTGCACCTAGAGGAAGACTTAGACGAGCAACTAGCATTCCCATATTGGGAGCAAACGCTAGGCACTGGTCGATACTACCTCTTTGACCATTGGGGCAGTACCAGTGAGGATAACTTGCTTGCTAGAGTGCGCTACATGGCAAAGGCTCTTGACTGCAAGTGGATTGTACTCGACCACTTGTCCATTGTAGTTTCCGCACAGGACAATGGTGACGAGCGTAAAGCCATTGATGGGATAATGACCAAGCTACGTGCATTGGTTCAGGAGACTGGTGTTGGTTTATTCTTGGTGTCTCACCTACGTAGGACACAGGGCAAGCCCCATGAGGACGGTGGTAGAATTAGTCTTGGTGAGCTTCGGGGTTCACAGGCGATAGCACAACTGTCGGACATGGTTATTGGCTTAGAGCGTAACCAGCAGCATGAAGACCCTGAGATTAGAAACACTACAACAGTGCGAATACTCAAGAACCGCTATGCAGGTCTTACTGGTGCCGCTTGCTGGCTGAAGTACGATAACTTTACTGGTAGAATGCTAGAGACAAGCAAACCAAAGGAGCATGATAGTGACCTCTAGTCCTCTTTTCCTTGACATTGAGACAGACGGACTCAACCCCAGCACTATCTGGATGGCTGTAACACGCCAAGATGGGCAGTCTCAGGTACACTATAGTGCAGATACGCTCTCAGACGCCCTACAAGGCGATTTCAGCGTGATTGGGCATAACCTAATAGGGTTTGACCTACCTGTACTAGAACGTCTGTGGGGGCTTTCTGTGGCTTCTGAGAGGATACAGGATACTTTGGTACTTTCTCGGCTTTCTAATCCTGCTCGTGAGGGTGGGCATAGATTAGCTAATTGGGGTGAGATTCTAGGGTATCCCAAAGGCGACCATAGCGACTGGTCATGCTACTCAAAGGAAATGGAAGAATACTGTATACGTGATGTTGAAGTTACGGAGAAGGCTTACAATAAACTTAGGATTGAGTTGCTAAGGTTTAGTAAGGAGTCCATTGAACTAGAGCATCAAGTACAGTGCATCGTACAGCAGCAGATACGCAACGGCTGGCTACTGGATATGCGCCATGCTACGGAGTTACTTGCTACACTGAAGGAACGCCAGATGGCTCTGGAGGATGAAGTACAGAAAGTCTTTAAGCCTAAGTGGGTTGATGTTAAGGAAGTAACACCCAAGACCAAGAAGGACGGTAGCTTGTCCAAAGTTGGCCTTACTGATGATGAGTACGCAAAGATACAGGAGACAGGTGATAGGTCGCCATTCATGCGTAAGCATCTAAAACCATTCAATCTAGGTTCACGCAGACAGATAGGCGAATACCTAAAAGACTTTGGATGGGTTCCGAAGGCAAAGACTCCCACAGGTCAGCCTGTAGTGGATGAGTCTATACTGTCCAAAGTCAAGGGCATACCACAGGCACAACTGATAGCTGAGTACCTCATGGTGCAAAAGCGTGTTGCACAGGTAGACTCTTGGGTTGTAGCGGCTGATGAGGACACTGGTAGAGTGCATGGCTATGTCAATAGCAACGGTGCCGTAACTGGTAGGATGACACACTCTAAACCTAATGTGGCCCAAGTGCCAGCTAGTCGCGCTCCCTATGGGGAAGCATGTAGAGCTTGCTGGACTGTGCCTAAAAATAAAGTTTTGGTTGGTTTTGACGCCAGTGGACTAGAGTTGCGTATGCTGGCTCATTACATGAACGACAAGGAGTACACTAATGAAATTCTCCATGGAGACATTCACACAGCAAATCAGCAGCTTGCAGGACTTGAATCGAGAGATCAGGCTAAAACTTTCATATATGCCTTCCTATACGGAGCAGGAGATGCAAAACTTGGAGCGATTGTCGGGGGAAATGCGCGTACTGGCGCTACGCTTAGAGCAAGATTCCTTGATGGTCTCCCAGCACTTAGGACTCTTACAGAAAGAGTGCAAAGAGACGCTGAGAAAGAAGTTCTTGAAGGACTAGACGGTAGACTACTCCATGTCCGTAGCGCACACGCTGCACTTAACACTTTGTTACAAGGTGCTGGTGCTATTGTTATGAAAAAAGTATTGACACTACTAGATGAATATGCTACACTTTGGAATCTTAACTACAAATTTATAGGCAACATACATGATGAAGTCCAGTCGGAAGTCGCACCAGAGCAAGCAGACAAGTTTGGAAGGCTTGCAGTCAGTTGCCTTGAAGCAGCAGGAACTGCCCTTGAACTTCACTGTCCCCTTACAGGCGAGTACAAAGTTGGAAGAAGTTGGGCAGAGACACACTGAATTTACCAATAGTCGTAAAGGAGATTTTTCTGAATACTATGCAGTCACTTGGCTATGGGATAAGGGGTATGAAGTATTCAGGAATGCAGGCTGCTCTGGGCCTATAGACCTAATTGCTTACCACCAAGAAACAGAAGAAATTGTTTTAATAGACGTTAAGACATTCTTTCAGGATAAGGAGTCTGGGATTTGGAATAGGGCTTCTGATGGTAGGACGAAAATTCAGAAGGAGTTAGGAGTTGTTTTACTCGGTTTCGACCCAAGCACACGCAAACTTAGATTTATTGACCATAGAGACACAGAATGAAAACAATACACACACTTGTTGATGACATCTATAGTCTAGTGAAGACTAAACGCCCTGAAAAGGGTGTGGACGCTGAAGCAGAGATTGAAAACTTTGGTGAGGCTGTCAAGGACTTAATGCGTAAAGAGTTTACCAACCGTGGTGGCTTTGATGCACGTAAGCTACGTATGTCCAACGTTGGCAGAGACGATAGATACCTTTGGAACCACTACAATAACGTAGGGCCAAAGGAGCCAATGCAGCCCCATAACCTAGTCAAGTTTCTGTATGGTCACTTGATTGAGGAGATGTTGTTGCTACTGGTCAGGCTATCAGGCCACACAGTTAGCCATGAGCAAGCTCAAGCTGAAGTAGAAGGCATTGTGGGTAGTATGGACTGTAAGATTGATGGAGTTCTAACTGATGTCAAGTCAACAAGCAGCTACGGGTTTAAGAAGTTCAAAGACGCAACGCTGGCTTTTGATGATCCTTTTGGTTATATAGCGCAGATTAAAGGCTACGCTAAGTCTGAGGGTGACACACAGGTAGGTTGGCTTGCAATGGACAAGCAGAATGGACACCTAACTTATCTGAAGTATGACCTAGAGGACACTCAAGCGCCTGTGTACGAGGTTCTGAAGGAAGATATTGTAGATAGGATTATACATATCAAGGAGATGGTAGAGCAGCCAGAGCCACCTGATTTTTGTAATGAACCTGTCCCTGATGGTAAGTCAGGCAACATGAAACTGCCTATAGGCTGCTCTTACTGTCATTTCAAACATGCTTGCTATCCAGAGCTACGTACATTCCTGTATTCCACAGGCCCACGATACTTGACAGAGGTGGTAAATGAGCCAAAAGTCCAAGAGGTTACGTAGAGACAGTATCTATAGATCAGGTCTTGAAGCATCATTTGCAGCCGTAGCGCCAAAGCGTAAGTTCAAGTATGAACCCTTTGATGTCCCTTACACTATGCACAGGAAGTACAAACCAGACTTCGTACATACACGCACAGGGATACTCTTGGAACTAAAGGGCTTCTTTAGGACAGGGGACACAATGAAGTACAAGGCAATCAGGGACTGCATAGACAAAGAACTAATCTTTGTGCTTTCAGACCCTAACAAGAAGCTACGTAAGGGCGCTAAAATGACTATGGGGCAATGGTGCGACAAGGAAGGCTTTAAGCACTACACATTAAATGACTTTAACAAGTTGATGAAATATGTTGACTCACAATAATTTAACAATGGATGAGATTAGGGAAATGATATTGAAAAGATATGACCCTGATGATTTAATAGACTACTTGGAACTGACCAGTGAAGAAATACTTGACAGGTTTGAAGACAAGCTAATTAACCGATTAGAGATGTTTGAGGAAGAACTACAAGATGAAACAAGACCAGACACAGAAGAAGAATATGAGTATTGATGACATAACCAGAGATCAATGGGATACTCTCAGAGATAAAGAAATAGGCAGAAGCCCTAAGTTCACAGTTGAGTGGCTTGACGCAGAAGAAAACGTACCCAATGAGCATCCTGTCTTTGGTAATCCTGTGGACATGGTTGAGTCTCCACCACACTATAACAATGGCAGTATAGAGTGTATAGAAGCTATAGAAGCTATGCTGTCTAGGGATGAGTACATAGGTTATCTCAGGGGCAATGCACTCAAGTATATGTGGAGATTCAGATACAAGAGCAAGCCCTTTGAAGACCTACGCAAAGCACGTTGGTACGAAGAAAGATTGATGAAGTTTTTGTTGGACAATCAAGATGCAGTATAAGACAGGCACTCAAGATTACCTTGGGATTACTATAGACTACGAAAGAGAAGCAGAACTAAACGACTTCTCTCTGAATACCCTGAAGGACAGATACTTCTGGAAGGATGAAACACACGCACAGGAAGCCTTTGCTCGTGCATCGGTGTACAGTGCTACCTATCACGGTGTCACTGACTTTGACCTAGCACAGCGCCTGTATGACTACGCCAGTAAAAGCTGGTTCATGTTCAGCACACCACTATTAAGTAACGGAGGAACTACTCGTGGTTTACCTATTAGCTGCTTTCTTAATTTTGTGCCTGATTCCAGAGGTGGTCTATCGTCTCACTATGATGAAAACATTTGGCTCACTTCCAGCGGAGGTGGGCTTGGCGGTTATTGGGGCGATGTTCGCAGTAACGGTGTATCTACTTCTAATGGGAGTCAATCAACTGGGAGTATTCCCTTTATGCACGTAGTTGATAGTCAAATGCTGGCTTTCAATCAAGGAGTGACAAGGAGAGGTGCTTATGCGGCGTATATGGACATCAATCATCCAGAGATTGAAGAATTTATTGCAATGCGAAAAACTACTGGTGGTGATCTCAATCGTAAGTGCCTTAAC